TTGCTCTAGTGTAATATCTTGTAGGGATTCAGGAATGTTTATAGTTGTACTCATATACTATAAACAAAATAACTATGAAACTGTATAAAGTGTTTTAATAAAGATAGTATTCTCCTTTTGTTCCCATCAAAGTGTTTTCAATCCCGTAAGCAGTCAAATCAATATGTTCATCGTGTTTGCCATTTGGAAACATTGCGATTTGTTGTAAAAAATGTTCGTTCCAACTGCCTTGAATTAATTTAACTCGACCGCCCTGAATATAAGGTGACGAGCTTCTTGCCCGTTCAATTTTTGAAACGCTTACAAAGTTACTTTTAATTTCGGTAATATTTAGTTTAGTTTCATTTTGTATTATTTGCTTTAAAGATTTTCCCGAAGCTTTTGGCTCAACGTAAATCATTCTTATTTCAACTCCTAAAGCTATAATGTGTTCTTGAATGAATTTTATAAGTTCTGGCATTTCTAAATACTTATCAATTGATGACAAAATTATATAATCATTACCAACTTTTGCACCAACTTGAATACCTGTCGGGTCATTTTTAGTGTCGTTGGTATAAGCTCCATCAATATACATCTCCCATTTAATATTATCAGGAAGTGAATTTTTATTAATTATTTCAAACCAAGTTTTTTTCCATTCGCCACCCTCATCGGGCGAAGGAGTTTGCATATATTGCCCTGCAAATGTGTATCTATCTGCTTGGCGTATCTGTTCTAATTCTGCAAATGAATGTTTGTCTGGCCATAAAGGATTGTTTTCTTCATCGAGTGCTGGTAAACAAAGATGTTCCCAAACTTCACCGCTTCCACCGTTTAATAAAAATCCGCTTAAATCATTTTCATGAAGTCTTTGCATAATTAGAATAATTGGCGTATTTCTATCGTTAACTCTAGACCTAATTGTGTTATTATACCGATTGTTAACAGCATTTCTTTTTACATCGCTAAAAGCATCGTCCGGCTTTAATGGGTCATCTATAATAATTGCGCCACTAAATACTTTTGCATCTGTTATTCCTGCGCCAAATCCTGTTATTGCTCCACCACTTGCAGTAGCGTAAACTCCACCGCCTGATTCGTTAAACCATTTCTTTTTCCCTTGCGCATCTTGCTTTAATTTCATTGGCCAAAGGTTTTGATATGTATCGGATTGAATGTACTCTTTTGTTTGGCTACTATTATCGAGTGCTAAGTCATCGGAATAAGATAAATGAATGAATTTAGAGTTTCTGTTTATTGCCAGTCCATAAGATATAAACTGCTTTACTGCCAGTTCTGTCTTGGAATAACGAGGAGGCACGTTGATAATAAGTCTTGTAGTTTCACCTTTGATAACTTTCGTCAAAGCATTGCAAATCAAAATTAAATGAGGTGCAATAATGAAATTCTTTCTGTGATTTTCTTTATAAACATAACGTGCGAAAGATATTAAATCACGTTCACATCTTAATTTAAATACCTTTTCTTCATTAGTAAGTGTCATCAAATATTTTGTTTATTCTCTTTATTTCTTCATCTGTCAAAGCTCCCATTTCAAAGTTTAGATTTTTTTGATTTACGTCAAGCTTATCTTTAAAATCGTGATTATTTATTAACACAAATTTTGTCATAGTTGCGTTCAATCTATCACCAACTCCATATTTTACAAGTTTTAATTCTTGAATCTTTTTTGCTTTGGCTATTAGATTGGAAAACGAGGAGAATTTTTCTGACAAATAACTTATTAAATCTACATACAAATCTTGTTCAATTATTAAAAACTCCTCAAAAAACAAGTTTCCTTTATCTTCGCCATCTTCGTTTTTTTCTTTTAGCCATTCAATCATACCTTCGCCTAATTCTATGGCTTTTTTTTCTGTCCATTTTTCCTCTGGTTGATAATCTTTTGAAAATTGCTTACCGTCTGACGGTTTTATATTTTTGTTTCCTCCAGGCATTTTAATTATTGTTTAAGAAAAAATTATACACTTCCTTATTGTTTATAATATTTAATTGTTCGAGTTTTCCGTCTGGATTAAAATTACCACTTGAAAAAATAGAATAATAATTATCTTCAGTTTCTAACAAACAATATTTTGCGTGAGTGTTTTTATACTCAACTTCAAAATTATTATTTCCTGACAAATAATTAAAAGTACCGACTACCATTGTTGGTATGCTGTCAGATAAGAGCAATTTTATTTTAGGCAATTTACCAAATATTTGCAACTCTTCTAAAAATGATAAATCTCTTTTTGCAATACGAAAAGAACAAATTTTAATCTCTTTGACTTTTTGAGTTTCACAAATTAAAAGTAAATAATCAAAAATAGAAGTGCCGTTATCTTCAATAGTGAAGATACTTTTATTTTTCAAAGGTAGTTTTAAATTGTAGTCAACTAACTTTTTTACGCTTATTGTTTTTTTTGTTTGTTTAAGCATCTGTAAAAGTTTTTTTAATTTCGTTGTATAATAATTCATTGTTATGAATTATATAAAATTCATTTCTTGCATTTATACTCGGATTTCCGCTCCCTTCAATTACATAAAAACTATCAGATGTTTTGAATAATAAAATTTTACAATGATTGTTTTTAAATTTAACAGTTGTTTTTTGTTTTATTAATTTATACAAATCAGGATTTTTCTCTAAAACTCTTTCGGAAAGAGCGAGTCCTATTATGTTAAAGTCTTTAATTTTATCAAATTCTTTTATATTTATTCTTGAACAAAAAACCAAAACTTCAATTGGATTAATAATCAAATCAAAAAAACTTCTGTTCAATTTAGTTAATACAAATGTTTGATTATTTTTATTAGGCATTACAACCTCTGAAAAATCTTTAATAACGCAAAACGACTGTGGATTTATTTCTAAATTAGATAAAACATATTTTTTGTCTACTGATTTATCTTTCTTAAAGAAGTCCTTTTTTATTGCATTTTCGTTTTTTACTTTAGATTTTTTAAACATTATAAATTTGTTTGATTTTCGAGGGTTGTACGCAGCAGGTTTTAATTAGCTTAATTTTTTAGTTTCTATAATCATAATGTTTCAATAAAAATTTCCCTTAAATTCTCCACTATCTTCCTAACACAAGGACTGCAAGACGTGTTTTTTTGGTTCAACTTGAATATCCTATTAGATATTTCAATTAACCTTTTACGTTCTACAAAGGTAACGGATTCTTTATTCAAACCAAACCAATATTTTAGATAATCGTGTTCTGTTTCAGTAAGGCAATTTGCACTTGGAAACTTCTTATTGAGCCAGGCTTTTCTTTCTTCGCAACCGCAATCTCCAAAGACTGCTTTTACAATCGTTTTAATTCCTGTTTTAGCCAGAATATTATCTATATCGTCTCCTAATCCTTTTGCCACATCAAGAGTTGAAGTTGTGTTTGGGCGATGTTTTTTCATTTGATTATTCATTTCTAATCTTTTCATAATCGTCTTTTAAGTTTTTTTTAATAATATCTTTACAGATTTTCACTGAATTATACAAAGATATATAACTTATATTAGTTTCTTTTTCTAGTTTTCTAAATGAAGTTTTGTCAACTCCATTGTAAATATCAAATACTTGTTTGTGAAACCAGTGCACATTTTTCAATTCTTCATCTACTTTTAAACAAAAATCGTTATAATCTATTTCGGTTTGTAAATTAGACTCTTCATCTTTTATCTCGAAGTCATCTATATTTACTTTTAAAATCTTCTTTCTTTCACTAAAATACGAAAACAATATTGATTTTAGAGTCAGGAATATATAATATTTGTTTACTTTTCCATCAACTATGCATTTATCATAACTTGAATACTTGTGCAGCTTCAGATACATTTCTTGTACAATATCCTCTGCATAATCTCCAGCTCCTAATCGTTTCACAACGCTAACCCATTCAAGATGATATTTACATACAAGTTCCAGCATGAAAGTAAAGATACATTATTTTTTAAAATAACTATCAATTAGCTGTTTTCTTTCTAACAAAGTTAGTTCTTGATCTGTTGGATTAATTTTAACAGTTGGTTTTATTTCGCTAACTGCGTTTGTGATTATTGCTATTAATATTATCCAGAATAGTGTTTTCATTGTTTAGTCTTTTTAAAATATTTCTTTGCCTTTGTTTTTCTGCAATAGCAACTTTATGAATTTTGTAATATAATTTTACATTAATCAGATGCTTTGCATTTTGAATGCAAGTTTGGCACGTTCCACATTTTAGTTTACATAGTTTCATTGTTTAACGTATTTGTCGTTATGATCAATATTAATATTAAAAAAACCGCCTTTCTCATCAAGATAAATGTATCTGTAAATCCAGCAGTATTTTTCTGTTTTACCAATCCACATTGGAGCTATCTGCAAGTTTTTAGCTATTCCAGAAAGTCTAAACGGTCTGCCGAGTGTTCCTATCTGCTCTCTAAAATCTATGTAAATTTTAGTTACTGGCGAAATTCTTATGTAGTTCATATTGTTTAACTTTTAGGTTTAGCATCGCCATACATTCTTTGTAAATCTCAGTCGGTACTTTCTTCTGTAGTGGCTTGAACTCGTAAGCTCTTGGTTTTCTACCTGCTTTTTTTGTTTCTTTCATAATCCAAATGTACAACTAAATTTTATATAAACAATACTTTTTAATATTTTTTTACAATTCTAATTTTGTCTGTTGGTTAATTTTAAATATCAAATTATCATACCATTCTATAAAATCGTCGAAT